ACTGAATCGCCTGAACTGTATAGGATACCACCAAAATCTCCAGCAGATACTGTCAATACAATATTCTGAATAGTAAATTTCATAGTAGTATCTTTTGATGTAGCTACTCCTGTTATAACTTCAGAATTTGTAAACCCACTACCTTGAACGCTGTCTTTCCTAAGAGTAAACTCCACAACGGAGTCTGTTCCTTGATTAAATTGAGATACTCCAATAACTTGGGCTGTTGTTCCAGAAGAAGCACCAGTAATAATTTGTCCTGCCATATCAGCTGGAACTGCGCCTTCAGAATCAGAAGTACATCTAATAGCCAGAGGGTTAGACCAGTTACCATCACTTAACCTCATCATATATTTTGCTGGGTATGTGATGATTGCTTCTTCACCAAGGAATACCCTAAAGAAAAGTTTATGTCCTTCTGAAGTTCCTTTTGCTGCGTACATGTCTCTAATCTGTTTAATCAGATTTCGTTTAGACACTCCACTTGCAAGAGAAACAGGAATTGATTCCATGAAGGAATCTTTGAATGATGTAAGAAAACGATCAACAGTATTATCAGGGTTAGCATACTCTAACAACTGTTGAATATTTTGTACAGGGTTTGCACGATATTTTTTTAGAGTTGATACAGCACTACTTGTATTACCTGTAATAGTTTCGCCTTCAATGAACCTCTGGTTTGCAGTTATGAACAGCTGTTCATTATCATCTACCAAAATTTTAGCAGTAGCCTTACTTGTCGTTCCAGTAATTGTTTCCCCGATAATAAATTTACCAGTTGTTCCACTACCACTTTCAAAGACAATCCTATCTGCACCATTAGAGCCTGATATGTCAGTAGAATCTAAGACCAAAAAACTTGGCGTCAATGTTTCTAATAGAACTTGATCAATCGTTCCATCAATAGTTATCTGGGCAGACTCAAGAAATTTATAATACTGTTTTAAAAATTCAACAAATATAGGATGGTCTGCTTGAATATAATCAGGAACTTGGCCATCTATAAGCGGTGAAATTTTTGTTGGTAATGCACTATCGAAAGGGGCCATCGGTTTAGTAGCTCGTTCCTGTTGCGTCTACTGAAGCTGGAGAAGCGGTGAATACAGCTGCACCACCTTCATCTCCTACAGCAATAGTATCGACTGCACCTGTTACTTTGGTGTTGATTGTATCAATCTCTAATATTTGATTTCTTAGGGCAACAATATCATTTGACCTTGGAATAACAGTAACACGAATACGAGTAGAAACAGCTCCATTAATATTAGAAATACTAGTTATGACTAGATTAGAAATAGCAATGGCACCAGTAGCATAGTTAATCTTTCCTGCTGCCGCATTGGTGTAATTTCTAGTTGCACCCGTCAAGTAATATGTTCTAAGATTTCCACTACCATCATCATCAAAGAATTGTTCTTCTGTAGGATGACTTCCAGATACATAAAATCCTGTTGAGGTAAGTATACCACCAGCAGCTGAATTGTGGCCAGTATGAGGATTATATAACGCATTGTTAATATAAAGATTATATGCCTTTGTTTCTGTTAATTGGGGAGTAAAGTATTGAGCAAGTCTAGGAACAACGGAACTACTTGTAATTGAAGTGTCAGTATTATCAATCGCTCTCAATAATTTAGAGTGTCTCAGCACTGCATCAAATTTAACTAACTCAGTTGAGTTAAAATTCGTGATAGTAGCAACTACTTCATTGACCAACGTATCTTTTGTTTTGACAGTTGTTGTAGAGTCATACTTAAACTCACATGTCAATAAAATATAAAGAAAATCTGGATCAACTATTACAGGACTTATTGATGCAACAGTAAATTTTCCAAGAGAAGATACTAAGCTAGTTTTCTCAGATGCAGTTAAGTTAGTTCCAAGATTATTTCTTACAGAAATAAACACCTTACCATATTCCGCTGTTGCAACAACTCCAAGACTAGGATCAAATGAACCGTTCTCTCCACCAAACACTTGGACAGCTGTAGCATTAGGATATAATTTTTGTACAAATACCTTATAGTCATTTGTTGTAACACACCGACCTTGAGATGCATAGTCTAAGGGAGCAGATAATTTTATAGACTGAATACTCTCAGCTGCAGCACCACCACTTGCGGGCGCAACAGTTGTTGTTGTGACATTAAAGACTGTGTTGATTGCACCAGAATTTGTAAATGCAATTGCACCATTTGCTTCTGCTACATTTGATACGACATATTTTAGTACAACAAGATTTCCGTCATTAAGTTTTTTGCTAACAACCCCATCACCAAAATATATCTCAAACTGGCCGTTCTCAATCTCTTGTAAAAAATATACTGCACTTTCACCAGTAAGTTGAGTTATGTCTGTGGCTTTAGTATAAGTAAGTGTGGTTGAATCTGATACAGAGTTTTGAATTTGAACTGTAAGAGTATCTGTATCTGCCTTATTAGAGTTCAATAAAAATCTTTGATTAACATTTGCACTATCAACTGTATATCTACCAGTGATGTACGTTCCCTCATAAATTGGAATCTTCTCAAACAAAATACCTGATCCTGTTTGAGATGAACTAAAATCTGAAACAGTTACAAACTGATATTGAACGTTATCGATTGTAGTAGTAAAAACTTGGCCAGCATTCATTGTTGCTGTACCTAAAGTAATATCGTTTAGGGTAACATTAACTTCGGCTCTTGACGATCTAACTGAACGTGTCTCATAACCCAGAGTCTTTGCATGTGATACCACACTAGACCTTAACGCTGCACTATCAATGAACATTTCATTTGCAAGCATGTTCGCATGAAATCCAAGGTAGTGTGTGTTGTATGAAAGCACATCAAGCAATGCATTAATTCCAGAACCTTCGAAGTCATAGTCAAGAAATTGGTCTTGGTTTTTGAGATAAGTCTTTAGGTTAGTTTTGACTGTATCAAAGTCTAGACCCGATATCTCTAATTTTTGGTTGTTGGCCATTACTACAATACCTCCAATAGCACGTTGATTTCAACAAGGTCAGTTGGAGCATTAAAAATTGTAAATCTTATAGTCATTTCATATGCGTTACGATCTAAGTCAGGTTTAACTTTAACATCAACATTATTAGCTCTAGGTTCATAACTTGCAATTACATCTCTACATGCTTGAGACAATGCAATGGAAGTTAGTGGACTTGCATTCTCAAACAACAGCCCTCTAATACCACACCCTATCTCTGGGTGAAAAGGTTTTTCATAAAAATTTGTTAAAACTAAATTACGAACTGATCTTTTTATAGCAGTCACATTGGTAAGAATATTAATATCCTTATCCCTTGACCTTTTTGTAAAAAACAAATCCAAGTCTCTATATTTCTGAACAAAAAATAAAGAATCATTTGTTGATTCAGAATCATCTAAAGAAGAGAGGTCTTTGAAGTTTGCTGTTTTTTCTACTGTCGCCATTATTACTCCAAGATAGTTTTTATTATTTATAAGACATTCATGGCCCGGCAAAGGTATTTGCTGAACCAGTTGCAACTACTGTACAACCAGATACACCATCACCAATTCTACCACACCCTTTACCATTTATAAACACTGTTGTTGAACCTGTAGTGATTGGTGCTTGATGAACTGGACATGGAACAGCAATAGGTATTAAATGAGGATGGTTGTTATCACCTTGTCTACTAATCCCCGTTCCATTAACAAAAACGTTAGGCGACTTATCTAATCTAGATGGGGTAGAACAATGAACTACATCATCATCCACCATGTCTCCTCTACAAATTGCAGGCATATCCCTCTCCTCAACTACTTGCGTTATTTAATCTTTCTCTGGCTATTAGAAGTTTTAGACGATGTGGCCAAAGTCCTAATTCTCTATGTTCTGCATCACTATGACCATCTCCATCCACATGTGGCTCTCCAATTGGAGTATGATGATGATCAGCAGTTTGAGAATCACTTGCTGTCTCCAACATAAGATGGTTCTCTAATCCAGCTACAAAATCCTCTGGAACCATCTTACCCAACGCATCTATCGCTGCAGCTTCGTATAACAATTGATCACCATCCTCTAGTAATAATTTTTCTTTAGCAGGAACACTATGAGAAGTTCCTTCAGTATCAATCACAGTATTGTTAGTCTCTAACATTACTCCTTGAACAGCTGCGGAATTGAGTGTTCCTGTTTCCAAAAATATCTCATTAGAAGCAACCAATGTCCCTAAGTCTGGTTTGAAACTGATAACATGTTTCAATGTAGCCAAATCAATTGCATCATAATCAGTATACACTACCGTTACGTTTGAAGAATTTATAACAGTAAATGCGTGTGCCATTATGGGTTCAAGTTAATGTTTGGTCCACCAGTGATTGTAATATCACCACCAGAAGTATGAGTCCACGTTGAGCCTGTAGTTCCCGCCCATGTCGTACCAATTGTGTAATTCCAAGAAGTTCCAGTTGTTAGATTAGTGGATAGGCCTGTAGACTTAGTATCTGTTCCAGTTATGGTTGTTGATCGGGCATGTGTTGTATCAGTTCCATAAGTCTCTGTCACATTACGTAATACCGTATCGTTAGTGCTACCTGTAACAAGCCTTGTATGAAAGTGTTTGTCTTTGGTTGTTCCATATGTCTCAATAACATTTGTCTCCACTGTCTGTTCTCGTTCTCCTTTAATGAGTGATATATGATTACCACCAATTGTTTCATGAGCATTACCACCAATTGTTTCATACTTGTTGCCGTCAACCTGTATGTTCCAATCACCCTTGATGTAGGTCTTACAATTAGACTCGATAGTCAGATTTACATCACCCTTGATATTTACAAAGTTGGTTCCCGCAATAATCTCATAGTTATTTCCAACTACCCTAGTGTGTTTGGTTCCATCAGCGTCAACCTCATAAAAGGTTCCCGCCGTGTGATACTCATGGATACGTTCTGAGCCAGGCGTGTCATCGTATTCCTTAATATGTCCGCTTTCTGACTCAAAGACATGGTTGTATGGATACTTCGCTCCGTATCGTGGACGGCCGTTTTTATTAACGTCAGATGTACGAGGTTCATTCCACTTCTCATTTGTAAGGGTGGGATCATCCTTATTCATTAGTGGATTAATTTTATCTTGGGTGGAACTAGAGTCAACGGTTTGAGGCGCACCAGCAGCAGGAATAGGGTGAGATGCTTGATCTTGTATATCACCATTTTCGTTGATGAAACTAGGGCGACTTGCAGAGTTGGGGCCAGTTGACTTACCAGCCATCGTAGAATACTTACCCGCATTATCAAGAAATGCATCATCTTTTTTTACTTTGTTTCCATAGATATCAATGCCAGAATTTCTTGCTGTCTTATCACTATAACGTGGATCATCTTCTCTAGCCACTTGATCAGAGTGAGGGATCATAACATATGAAGTATATGCAGTATCCTTTGCGGATAATACTCCATGACCACTTCCCCTTGCAAGGCGATTGGTATCAGATTCACCAAAACTATGACCAGAGGCTCTAGAGAATACTCCGTCCTTATCATCCTTACCGTTAACAAACCCGCCTAATGGATATGGACCATAAGACTCATTCCCATAATTAGGGCGAGTTGTTTTGGTAACAGAACCTTCAATCTTTCCACCAATATCTTTTTTTCTGTCATTGGGATTGTGTGTTAGTTTTGATTCCGCCCCATCTTCATCTTGTGATGAATACGGCATGGCGTAGTCTTTACCACCATTGATATTTCTTTGAGTTGAGTTCTTATGTCGAGGATCACCAAACCCCTTAGAATAAGTTTCCTCACGGCCGCCAGAAGTTTCAGGCATGCCAGGAAGTGTTCCTATAATAATAGGTTGTTGTTTTTCCCCAACATCTCTCCAGAAACCACAGACCCAAGAGCCTTCTATAAGAAATGAAGGAGTCTTTCCCATACCATGCATGGCTGGGTCTGTCGTTGGGTGCATAACATGAGCCCACGGCAAAGAGCTAGTTGGAATCGCAGAAAGATCGTCCGTATGGTATCCCAAACAGCGAACTCTAACTCTTCCTAACTCTAACGGATCATTTCTATCTTCAACTACACCAATGAACCAGATAAATCCATCTTGTCCCATGTAGTTTTTCAAGCCAGCCATAAATATCTCCCATGTTATAGGAGTATTTAGTCAGATATATTAATGAATATCGGGGTCACGGCCCATCTTGCGAAACTCTGGCGGAATAAATTCGTATTCCTGTATCTCAAGTTTCAACTCACCTACATCTTCAAGGTTAGTTAGGATAGACCATGCATCATCGTAGCTCAAGTGTTCTTCGATGGTCTTTATGATTTTATATTTTTTCATAGGATTTATTTAGGGTTCAAAGCCTTTTAGAATTGATTTTATTAACCTAATTCACGGTCTTCTATTGTTTTGATGTGTGAAAAGGGGTTTATTGAAAGGTTTCCCGCCACAACAATACGATCTTTACCCGAATGTTCAGGCACAGAATGGTTAACCCAGCCAGGAAACAAAACCATCAAGCTTGTCTTCGGAAGTATCCGCTGGATTGTTCCGTTAGGTTGTATGCACCTATCAAACATAAGAGGAGCAGAACTATCTGGACACTTTACATAGTAAACGAAACTCCAAAGATGCGGCCAGTGGTTGTGCATGATGGTACGATCTCCCTCACGATAGATTGCTCCCCAACAATCATAAGCCATCATATCCACTTGGTGTGGATTATTCTTTGCAGCCAAATCTATTGCTCGATTACACACCCATTGAAATTCCTGACTACTATCTTGCATGAACCAATCGGTCATGTGAGCTTTCACATTGGTTTTTCTTTGTTGCTTATCACCATACTCTAAGATTTGTCGTTCAAGATTCTCATTCACTGTTAATTTTTGATAATCTTCAATTAACTTACTAGCTATTTCACTCAGATCAAGAGTAATGATTGGAAACTTTTCAGAGAATTGATGCGACAGACTTGATCGATCAAACACTGCTGTCGGTTCAAGTGTTTTAGCTAGTGCGGCCAACATGCTCATATTGTTCTAATGCTCTCTTATAAATTTCAGTTTTAATACCAATAACCTTTTCCAAACGTTTGATACGATTACGAACGCTCTTAGGAATACCACGCATACCACCATTCTTATTTGAGAATGATTTCCGCATTTTATCCAAGTCATCAGTTAAAACTGATAGGGGTTTCTTATGAAGTTTAATTTCTTTTGGTGGTGTGTCGAATGGAATAGCCATCTCTGCATTTGTATCAGGAGATTTAATCACAGAAGGTAATTCTGTTGGCGGCAACTTCGCCTGCTTTTCAATCTTATCCACAATGGCTACAGCCTCCGGCACATATTCAGTTGCCTCATAACTTAAAGATACAGCTTCATCATCATCATTCATGACATAGCCATCTTCAATCGCTTTAGCAACGACCTTCTCTTGTTCTTTACTTAGTGTCTTAACTTTCATTTAAAATATCTCCTAATAGGATAAAGTCATTGAAAATATCGCCTCTAACTTCAAGGAATACGGACTCTATATCCTTCTCCTTGACAGGACGATAGCTCTTAGTCTTCTTAGACCAATACTTAGGAACCTCATCCCACTTCATATCATCAAACTTATCAGAGTCAAGAGTTACAACTTTACCAGACCTAACATCTCCATACTCATCTTTAAAACTTACTGTCGAACCAATCATTTGGGCAATTTCTCCTCTGGATAGTGCCACCACCCTGTAGTCATATATTTCGTTGCACTGTGTACAGGATTTCCACGGTGCTGAAACGTCCATCCGGCAGGGAACATACATCCAAGTCCCTTTCTAGGCCGAACTCTCATCTTCTCATATAAGAACTCTGTCTCTCCTTCATCAATTTCTATATCATTTAGGTAGAACGACCACACAAAACATCGATCCATGTTCTCCCAATTACAAACTTCGCTGTGCCAGTTGTGAAACCCACCACCAAACGGTGGAGTTGCTTGAATTTTAATGTCAGGCGAGACAAGCTTCTTAGTGCCACGATACGCAAACGGAAATTCTGTAATATATCGGTGCATAAGATCGTATTTACATTTCTGAACTCTAGTGTATAGGTCACTATGCCCCTCAAACGTTAACCATTTCTGTTTATCCTTACGAGTCAGGCGATCAGCCTCTACGGTTTTAACGTTTTCCACCTTGTCGAACCATGCAATCATTTCATCACATAGATCACTAGACATAGCTTCAGAATATGATCTTATAAAATTACTCATAATGTGTGATCAACTGCTTTCCTAAACATACTGATACTTCCTTGCTTAAACTTGTGAGGTTCTATAATATCCATACGATACGACACATTGGGAAGTTCATTTAAGATTCTAAGGTTATTATTAGGTTCTCCACGGAAATATGTGAAGTGAAATAGGGCATACTCCTTGACCATACTCCAATATTCATCCTTAAAAAATTGATACTCCTTTGGACCACCACAATCAAACCACACTAGGTCATACGGGCCTTGCTTCATTACATCATTCATAACAGATGAGGTGCTGAAGTCACCTTCAATGAAGTCAACCAAAGGTTCATCTTCTAACATCGACCTTCTTTCCTTGGCACGATCATCACTATCCTCTAGACTTTGATCATCAACCACTACAAACTTAGGATTATAAGGCTTATTCAAATACTCTTCATCACAATTGGAGTCCCATAGAAGATTGTTACCATTATTTCTCAGAGCCTCAAGAAGGAATGGAGTAGTGTACCCCATTCCAATCTCAAGAATACGCTCAGGACGAACAAGTTCACATAAACTTTTAAGGAAAGGCCCAACTTTCTCTGTACCATAACCAGGCACATACCACTCTTCATGTTCCATACTAAAGAATCTCTGATGTATAACTTACGAGGGGATTGCCACGGGTTGAGTTAACAGAAAAATTCTCTGTCGTTGTTTTAACGTTAATGCGTCGAATTGTCTCTGGCGTGTTTGAGGTCAAACCACAAACATCCTCGAAATACTCAATCGTTACTTTCTTCAACAACTTCTTCTCCATTGCCATAATCCTTTACTCCATATTTAAATTCAGTTTCAGCCGCAATATCCAGCTGGTGCATAACGTCCTCAGTAAAATAAGTCTCAGGATCATTATTTATTGTCTTACCAAAGGTTTTAGTTCCATCAGGAAGTTCAATTCTAGTAGATACACTCTTAAAGATGTTATACTTCAAAGCCAGTTCCAACAAGCCATAGTATTTGTCAAGACCCATATCATAAGTAAGGCGAACATCCACCATCTTATTCTCTTTCGTCAGGCGAGACTTGTGGTTTTTACAGTGAATAATATTACCGATAACTTCAGTACCATCCTTCTCTTTCTTCTTACTCAGGTAGATGATACTACTTGCAGCATACTTCAACCCTGATCCACCACCCATTTCTTTCGTCGAAAATAGACCCATACTCTCGTAAGTATGGTTCGTTACCACCATTGGAACTTTCGCTCGGCCAGATTTAAGGGTCAGAACTCTAAAAGCAGCCTTTAATACCTGAGCCCTCGTCATATCTCTTGTCTCTTTACCATCTGTGGTATCTTCGACTTCCTTCGTGGTACTCAACATACCTAAAGAGTCTAAGCAGACCATCATGGGACGGCGTTCAGACTCAGGTACATCAAGATACGAGTCAAGTACTCGAATAGCCTGTGTGCGAAACTCTTGAACCGTTGTTACAGGCATCATCACCATACGTTTCGGATCAATGCCCCTGTCAGTCACCATATTCTTAGTAATAGCACTTTCACTCTCGAAATAAATAACTCCTGCATTCGGATCAGCATCAAGGAAGTTCTTAACCATACCCATAAGGAAGAATGTTTTACCCGTAGCACTCTCACCAGCTAAAGCCGTGATCTTGTTGCTGGGTAATCCCCCGTAGATGCTTCCAGATAAAAGAGCATTGAAGATATACGAACCTGTGTCAATAAACCCTTCAACGTCACCCGCCTCTACACCGTCAGCAACGATGGAGCCGTACTCATTCATCCCTGCCACCTTCTTTAAAAAATCATTCATTCATAGTTCCTTTTCTGTAATATTATATAGAGTGTAACACATGTACCCAGTTAAGTCAAGTACTTTCTTTAACTTTTTGGGGGTGCCCCTTTTAGATATAGTGTAGATATGAACCAACAATATACTTCGGAGTCTTTATCGGAGGCATACCAGCATGAGGGTGTGTCCATAGAGGAGGAAAGGCTAATACACTGCCCTTCTTACATGGGGATACAACTTTAAAGTCCTCTGCATTTGGCCAAACAACTGTCTGTCCTGCCTCATTGTCAGTTAAGTAGAGAAAGAATACAAGAAACCTCTTTGCATTTGCGTAATCATTCACATCTACGTGAGTACGAAACTCATCTACGCCATCAGGCATATACCTCTTGATCCTTGGAGATTCAAATCCATGTTTATCTGGCCACATAGGGGAAATGTCTTCCTTATAGTTTGCGACACAGGGAAAGAGTAGGTTAAGCAACTCACCCATCTCAGCAGACCAAGACTTCATGTTCTTACCCATGTCTATCTGAGTAAAATCATATGAACTAGAACTCTCTCTCTGCCATTGCTCTGAACTGGCTTCGAACTTATTCACCAGATCATCACAGAAGTCAGGGGGTACTACATCATCGTATATCCTCACGTACTCATCGATCATTTCATTATTCCTTTCATAGCAGAAAATATCTTTTAGACACCTTATTGCATTTATAGTTTAGCATTGCCTCTCACCTTTTAAGGGCCCTGTTTTAGAAAAGAGCCCCCCTTTAAGGCCCCCCTTGTCTAAGGGTGGAAGGGAGAGGAATCGAACCTCTCTTAGTTCACCCCATGTGCGCTGTATCCATTAGATACATCGTAGTGATGGGCGGCC